GTGTAAAAATCTCTCAACTACAATTGAGAAGTTTTCTTTATACTCAAATCGTTTCTTTTCATCATTCTTTTTAAATGCAAGAATGGTATAGTTTCGCTTCACTAATTCATCAACTGTTTCATAATCTACATTATAACAAATCATGGCTTTTGTGCCATCAAAACCGCAAGTGTCTAGGGAATTAACCCAAGGCTTAATTTTATCAAAAGTGTATCCTGTGATACAACCAACCACTATATCATTCATAACAAACTCCAATTAATTAATAATCTTTAAATCTTTTTATCTTCTTCACACTCTGTCCTGGTGTGTCTCTCTTATATGTATTCGCCAAATAGGTCGTGCCATCGTTTCCACCACCAGAAGGAGGCAGAATATCAGGACTAACACTTTCTTTGTGATGTGTTGGTTGTTTTAGTTGAGAAAACTCACGCCTAGCATGTTGTAAATCTTTCACATGGTGCGTTGATGAAACTGCCTTCTTTCGTTTGTCAATTTTTTTCCATGTGACCAGTGCTTGGTCATTGTCAATACTTTGTATTTGACCTATATTCCATTGATTCTCTGGATGTCTTACCCAATCACCACGATACACCTGTTCTGTCACACTCTTATGTAGTTTCACGCCAGTTACATCTTGGACTAACTTCCATGCTTCTTTATGTTTCTTATTCTTAATATGTGATTGTAACATACTTTTGTCTTTAGGAGAAGCCTTTGAATGAAACTTTACCAGTTCCATCATACCAATGTTGCCTGCATATGAGGCTTCATCTAATTGTTCTAAAAGGTTTCTAACCCAAATCATTCTTTGGACTGACATTTTATCCTCTAGTAAGATTTAAAATCTTTTGAATCTGTGCTTCAAGAATAGGTTTACGATTAGGCCATTTGATGATTGGTTGGTCGGCTGTCTTTAATAGTTTGGTTAAAAACGGCAATACTAACTTCTCAACTTCTTCCAATCTTGCTCTGTATTCTTCTACTGTATCATCTTTTTCTGCAATAACAGCATTATATTCTTCTTCATCAGTAGCGGTGAATCCAAAATCATCATCACCATACTCTTTCATAATTGCGGTTAGGTCATATTTAATTTCGGCCATTATTTGTCCCAATTCTTTTGTGCGTTAAAGTTATCATGTGCGAATACAAATCGGTCAATCAATTTCATGGCATTACCTTTCAATCTATCTACTGCCACAAATCCCTCTGGTGCAGTAATACGGAAACCATCTTCAGTTTTAATGAATGTTCCAGTAAGTTGTTTTAGATTTTGTAGTTTACCAACAATCATTAATTTGGCATCAACAATTAGATTCTGTAAATCAAATATCTTTTTCAATTCATTGGCATTACTACGATAGAACCGCATAATTTCATTCTTCTTTGCAATTCTTTCTTTTTTAGTCTTTTCTAATTTAGCTTCAAGAACTTCTTTGTTTAATTTGGCTTCAATAGTTCTAATCAATTCATTTGTATGTTGTAATGTATTCTTAATCTTCTCACCAGACCGAACTTTACTATTATAGAATGTTTTAATTTGTGTTAAAATGGTATCATTGGCAGAAATACGATTCAATGCCATTGGATTAATCTGTTGAAACAATGAACCTGCTTGCGATAAAATACCAGTAAGTTCTTTTGTTTCTGCTGCTGTAAATGTGGCAGTACCAGAGGCATCAACAAATGAAGCATCACGGAACCAAACATCTTTGGTTGTAGATAACTTACCAATGTCAATGTTGAATGATGCCTTCATATCAGATATAGTTTTACCTGTATATGATGTATGAAACACAATACCCATCTGTGCAGCTGTCATTGATTTAGCTAACTTTGAATCAGCAGGAACGGCATACACAATAGTATTTGGTTGAAAAGTAATATAATCTTCACCATCAATTGTTTGGTCTTTTATATCACCTTTTGCAAACATCATATCGCCTTGCAATACACCTTTGATACCAAGTTTTGGTAGATAGCGTAATGCAACTTTTAATTTGGCATTAAGACCTTCGCCAGGATGATTGTTGTCAATGTCAGCATCTGTGTAGTTTAATTTAGGTGTTGCATTGAATACACCCTTAGTGCCAACAAAAAATTTACCATTCTCTGGATTAATACCTGCAAACACAGCAGGTGCGCCGTCCCATTTTGTTGTTACATTAACATGAGATTGTGAATGGCCAGCAAGCATATCACGGAGAGAACGGAGAAAATTAATTGCTTCACGAGCGCCTGTTACGCCACGATTTAGCATTTCATCTTCAATGTGTTCTAGGTGAAGGTTCTTGCCTTCTTTACTTTCTGTTAAATATTGTGTGAAGTTCATTTTTTTATGCCACGATAGAGCAATTTAAGTCCAACAAATGCACCTAATTTGCCTTTTGTTTTTTCTTTTCTAAATTCGGAATCACTTCGTATAGTCATAAGCAAAGTAACTTTTTCTCTGCCAGACATAACATCAATAAACCATTCTTGAACTGAATTGTTGTTTAAGTATGCGTGTATCTTTGTTGCTCTAGGTAATAAATCAACTAATGGGTCACCAGCTAATTGAAAGTTTGTTTTAATAGCTTTAACTAAAACCAAAGGAACATCTTCACCTTTTTTCTCAAGCCTAAACTCTTGGTCAATCCATTGTTTGGTTGCTTTCAAATCTTTATTGATAACTTCACATAATTTTTCACGACAGACTTTATTCATCACGCCATACAATCTGTCAAATTCTTGTGGGTCTGCTTTAAATAATGCAACCATTTTATCCATAAGAATTGGATTTGGCCTTGTTGCTTCTTTTACACCTATTGATTCAAAATAGTTATCAGCAGTAACAGATTTTGGTAAAGAAGGAATCTTTGAATATACTTTAGTCCACAATTCTTTCTTCAGTTCAGGTACTGCTCTTGGTGCAGACTTCAACCACATTTGTTTAGTTAATGTTGTTTTAACATAACTATTTAATTTTGGTTCAGCAGACTTCTCAGAACCAGCTTTCAAAGAAATACCTGCACTTGCAGGATATATTTTTTTATCCTTAAAGAAAATGAAAACATCACCTGCATGGTTAGAAGGAATGCCTTGTGGTTTCTCTCTGTAACCCCACACAACTTTTTCTATTGGTCTATTTTTGTGTGTGCCAAATAAAAATTTTGTAATAGCGTAAGCGTTCTGTATCTTTTCTTTTTTCATATCTGGTCGAATTCTATCTTTTAATACAACAAATTCTTTACCAGCTTTAAGGTTACTTGCAGTAACAAAAGTCTTTTTAGATTTAGGTGTTTCTAAATTTAATCCATTAATGAATTCTTCCAAATCTTCTGGTGTTCTTGGATTATAACCATTATTAAAACACAAAGCAGGAAATAACTCTGTGATAGTAGAGTTAACTGTCGTTTGTTCACCACCAGTTAGAAATTTTACAGCCATCAAATTCTCCGATTCATTTATTAGGAGTATTTATCCTACCACGGCTATCGAATAATGTCAAGGACTTTGCCACTTGTCCAGACTTCCATCTCTGTCCCGACCTTGGCCTGTTGTTTTAATGACACGAAGCGAGCAGATGCTTTCTTTTTCCACCACTCTGTGATGTTAGCCAAATGGTGTTTATCAAAGTTCTCATCTTTGACTATCTCAGCTGTCTTTCCAAGAACAATATCTTTATAGTTTGCAATACCATAATTGGACACATAGTAACGCTTCTGTTCGGTTAGGGACTTGGCCTTGTTGATTGTAGCCATGAACCTATCATAATCTTCTTTATGTGGTTTCAATGCAGCCTTGGTCATAGCAATGATTGTGGTACTAATCTTTAACTTACGGCTAGAAGCATCAGGTGGAACAAACTCACCAACAATACCTTCAACATAATTTTTAAGGTCATCATATGGTTTACCGTGCATCATTGGTAGAAAGTCTGATTCAGTTACACCTTTGAATCGTAGATATGGTTTCATACCATCATATTGTGAGATAGCCTTTGATGTGCCATACAAAGATGTGGTTTCAAACAAGCACATATTCATATTATACTTCTTATTGAGAATCTCACGGACTTCATGTGAACAACAGATAGCAGCAAGTAACTTACCACCAAGATAATTGTAACCAAATGGTTGTGCAGGTACGATAACGAAACCCATTGCAGAAGCATTATTGAATGATTTGGTCGTTGCAGTTTCATTAGTGATAACACAATCAAGTAACTGATTGCGAGGCTTCATCATAATAGTTGGAGAACCGATACGAATAAAACCAACCCACTTCTGAGTCGTCTTTTCTAATACTGCTAGTCTAACATTACGGCCAGGTGATGTAAGGTTATTGTGCGAAGAAATGATATCTAAGTATTGTTGCCATCTCTGTGATTCAAGGTCAACGATATCAAACTCCATGTTTTGTGGATCCATGGTAAAATCTGAAAACAAATCTTCTTCAGGTCCACATCCTGGTAATGCCACTGGCCAATCTTTCAATGAGTTAAGTTTCTGCTCACGCATATACTCATCAATTCGATTGAAGTTACCAAAGTAATCTTCAAACACCAAGGCAACATAGTTTGCCTGTTCTCTATTCAAATTCATAAGGTAACTTTTCTATCGTATATGTAATATTTCTTTAAGAAGCTATTATACACCTTTTTATCATGGATGTCAAATAGTTCCTTATATTTAGCCTTAGTATCTGAGTGTCCATATAGTCGTTCTTCAATGATTGCCTCTTGAGCATAGGCATCTATCTCATCGGGGTCCCCATAATATTTTAATTCATCTGCCAACTTTTCATCTTCTATTTTTTTACGCAATCGGTAAACCGGCCCATAGGCAAGCCCTCTTTGCTTAAATTGGTAACGATGGCGCTTTTCATGGACTAATGTTTTGAATACTTCATTAATCATCACTTCAATATCTAAGTGGTCAAACCAAACACCAGTATGTTCTTCACGGAACATCAAATAAATTTCAATGTCTTTTTCATCAGAATCGGTTGACGGGTCATAAAAACCACCAACAGTTAAACCACTAACACATTGATTTGTTTTATCAATCAATCTACTGACTTTAACATTATAAGGCAATAACATCTTACGAACCCACCACATTATTTGGCCTCTAGTTTTTACTCCTTCAAACTTAGGGGCAAATGAATGTAGCTTGTTGTAAAGCGTTCTATGTTTCATAGATAGTGTAAATAGCCACCAATGATATATTTCGGTCCTGAAATTGGTTTATTTCCTGTGTGTGGGTGTGTCCACATTGGTGGAAAAACAAGCATACGACCAGCAGTTGGTTTAACCGACATTTCAATTCGTGCTGTGGGACTATGTTGAAAGGTTGTTTCACCACCTTCTGTTACATCATTAAGATACCAAAAGAATACCAAAAATCTACGAGCAGAAGCATAGTCACCTACATCCACATGAAAAGCAAATTCGTCTTTATCATTTGGTTCATATTTCTTTATTCTAAAATGTTCAAAGCCTAGATTATCTGGCCAAACTTTTTCGTTAATACCAAAAACATTTTTGTATTTTGCCAAGTAAGTTTGCATTTTATCTAATAAAAGATTTTGTGTATCACCCCATGATTCAAGGTTCTTTGTAATATTGAGTTCTGTAAAGTGTCGGTGACCTTCAAGTAAGGTATCTTCTTGTTGGTCTTTGGCTTCTTCAAATCTACGAATGATATCATCACATTGGTCTTTTGTAAGAACATTATCCCAATAACTAATATAGTCCATTATATTTTAATTCCTTCAAATTTATTATTGAATTTTCTTTCTCTATTACCAAAAGTATTCAATGGTTTATCATCTTCTTGACCACTATCAACAATATCATTCTGAGCCGATTGTTCAGCATCATACAATCTCATCTTAGAACGGTCAACACCAATCACAAATCGTTTATATAGATTAGGGTCGCCATAACGATTCTTCAATTGTTTAACCATAATCTGATTCAACTGTTCAAGTTCTTCAGTAGAAATCAAAGCAAACATAAAGTCGGCAGTTGCAGGCAGACCAAACGATTCAGAAGTATCTTCAAGTCCCACATCGGTGTTACTGAAACCACTTCTTGTTGTTTGTGTCGCAGTTACAACTGGCACACCAAACTCTACAGCCAAACCACGGAGTTCTTCAGCAATAGACTTGATGTAGGCATATGAATTGATACTTGCACCCATTTTAATTCTACTTGAGCAACAGATATTCAGATAGTCAATAAAGATAATATCTGGTGTAAAGTTCTTCTTCAATTTCAACTCATTCAACAAGGCACGGAAATGGCCTGCGTGTGCAGCTGCCGTTGGATATTCTTTGATGATTAACTTGCCTTGTGTCTTGTTCTTCAACACATCAAACTTGCGAGCATAATCATCTTTACTAATTGTTTGTAATTCATTCAAGTCAATGTTCAATAGATTGGCATCAATACGCTCAGCAATCTTTTCTTCTGCCATCTCCATTGTGATATACAATACATTATGACCTTGAGCAATAGAACTAGCAGAACAATGGCACATAAACAAAGATTTACCAACACCAGTTCCAGCCAAAGCAACATTCAATGTCTTTATTGGAAAACCACCTTTAGTAATCTTATTGAATAGGTCAAGGTCAAAACGAACCCTAGATTCAACACGGTGATAGAAGTCATACCGTGAATCACTATCTTGCATATAATCATGGCCAACAGAGTTGTCAAATGATACAGAAAGAGCATCACTTAAAATCTTAGGGATTTCGCCTTTGCCTTTTGTGTGTGTTTTGTCATCAAGGATAGAAACTGCTTCCATGATACCGTTATAGATGGCTTTATCTTGGCAGAACTTCTCAGTTTGCTCAATCAGCCATTGTGCTTCACTTGGGTCTTTGTCATCATGTAGTTCATCCAAAATGCCAATCGCCGACCTAACTTCTGGTTCGGTCAGCGATTTGCTTTCGGTGAAATTGATTACAAGAGCTTCGTGTGTAGGTAAAGTCTTATATTTGTTTGCGAAGTCTTGGACTTCTTTAAAAATATTCTTTTCGTTTACATCTGAGAAATAATCTGGTCGAATGAATGGAATAACCTTACGAGCATATTCTTCATTGTATATCAAATTCTTCAG